CCATCAGGCTCAATTGCGAAGGTCGTCCCTTCGTTCAGTTTCAGCTCAAGACTGTAAGTAACGATCTCTTTAACACCACCGCCGTCACTGAGGCCAGATGCCACCATGTAACCGATGTGATAGTAGTTACCCCAATGGAAACGCATCCAGACCGTTGGATTGTGGCGCGCCTTAACTTCATCAACGAAATATTTGGTGAATTGCTGAATGCCAAACTCATCAGAACGATCGTTAACGCGAACCTCGCCCTCAATCGAGTAGGTTGGGTCCAGGCTGGCAATCATGGTTGAGGTAAACCCGCCATCATCTGCGTCTGACGTCAGTGATTCGGGGCTCATATCCCATGTTGCCGATGTCGGTAGTCCGAGTAATTTCCACTCTGCCTCGCCCGGTCGAGCATCCGGGCAACCATAGGCCAGTTCCAGCGTTTTAGCGCGGCCAATCAGGCGGTCAAAAGTGCTTTTGCAACCGTTCATATAATTCCTCATTTCATAAAAAAAGGCCGCCTGAGCGACCTGTGATTTCAAAAAGTTTTTTTATTCGCCGTAGAGGCAGGAAAACATCAGGCGGTAAACCAGACGCCCCTCTGTGGTCGGGATTGGTGCGGGTATTCCGCCCATATTGGTTATCTGTCCCAAACAGGGGTTGCCTGTCGGATTCGATTTGACGTGCTCGATAATGTCCTGCACGGCAGCGTCTGCCCGACCATTGCCCCCTTTAGCGCCAACCACATCGACCATCACATAATATTCAGCGCTGATAACAGCATCGATTGGCGTGCCACCAGCCGGACGGAAAACCATGAACGCCTCGCCCTGATTGCCGGTGTCATTCCACATCAGCAGCTGAGTGGTAAACCCTGTGGCCAGTCCCGCAGCAACAAAATGGTTACGCACGCGGGTGTGCATTGGAGGATTCATAGCGACATTTCCCGTTGCACGACGCGATCAATCTGGTCTCGACTCTCCTCAAACCCTTTAGTCAGAAACTCTTTCTCTGCCGTAGAGCGGCGGAACTGCTGCCGGATTGCCGGATCGTGAACATAGGCCGCATAGCTGGCGGTGTAGCCCACGCGACCGGTGATGCGGGTGCCATTAACCACGATTTCGCGAAACTGACTGTTCAGCAGGTATGAGGTATCGATTGGCGTATAGATGGACGCCTGCGCCGCCCCGACAATCATCGCGCCGGTCAGCGCCCGAACTATGCGCCGATCCTGAATGTTATCGATAATGCGATTAACGTTGCGCCTGACTTCCTTAATCCCCCTGACTTTAACACCCACATTAACCTCCTGTAATAATCGCCCAGTCATCGACAAGGCGATCAACCGTGTCCTCAAAGCGGACGGACTGCATCACCTCATCAGCACCAGCCTTCAGCGGGTTTGGCTCATCTGAAACGCCAATCAGGATGTAATCGCCCGTATCGGCGTCAGCAAACTCAGTCCAGATCGTGTTTTTAACCACCAGCTCCGAACCGAGATTACCGATCCGCCTACTTAATCCACCCTGATAGCCGCAGTCGATGACTACAGGCTCAGCAAATCCCAGCGGGTCGCCATATTCGTCCTGTCCCGCCAGCCGCTTCCAAAACGTCGCCTTGCCGGTGTAAGACCATCGACCAATCTCAGACATGGTTATTCCCTCCAGCTGATTACAGCGGGTTTTTGTGCAGCTATGCGCGGGCAGTTAATGCGCCACTCGCCAACCTCATTAACGTATCCAGTGGTCTGAGCGCCGCTATCCGTTTTCACCCAGACGCGCCTGAACGGTTTGGGTGGACGTGCAGCTGGCTGCCAGCTCATCGAGTGCCACCCGACATGCACCCGCCTTTACCAATCCAGATGCCTGCAAATGCCTGCTGGGTCGGATCGGCAGGTATCAAATCCGTGGCACACCCGTTTTTGTCGAGACCCCGTAAAAGCGCCAGCGATCCTTTCCATCGGTCCGAGAACGACTGATAGCGGAATGATCGTGACGCGCCGGACGGCGCTGACTGCGAGCTGATGTATTTATCTCCCTGCCCCAGCCCCATTAGCCCTAACAGATACATCTGGATCAGCAGTGCGGTCGCTGGTAGATAGTTGGCATCCAGACACTCCTGAATACTGTTTGCCTGCTCCACTAGCGCCTCAAGGATAAATTCAGGCAACGTAATGCCCTGGCTGGTCAGATACTCCTTTGCCTGTGCCGTAGTAATCATGCACACCTCTGCAAAAAGCCCTCCGCAGAGGGCATAAAAAAACCGCCTGAGCGGCGGCTGTTATTCAGTGGGGAAAAGCTTTTCCAGCTCGCCATCCGGCAATAGTTCTGCCAGCCTGTCAGCTCCGAGATTACCTTTATACGCAATACCAAGCTCATCAAGCCGGGCAGTAATGATGGCTTTGCGCGCCTTGTTATCGGTATTGGCTTCCGGCGTGGCCGGGACCAGTTCAGCCAGCATCGCCCCAGACATTCTGCGGACATGGGATTTTAATGCCGGGTGAACATCTTCCAGCACGACCACATCACCCACTGACACACCGTACCAGGCTTTAACTACTTCATATTTCTCAGCCATATTGCCCCCTTATGCCACCAGCTCTGCGCCATAAACCACGCCACCCAGACCATCACCATCACGCTTAACAGAGATACCTTCCGCAGACATGATCTGGTTGTTGTAGTTGCTCTGTGGCATCAGGCGAGGCAGAGGAACGATACCCACGGCCATGCCCACCAATGGGGTGATAACGTCCTGACGACGCTCGTAGGCCAGAAATTCATTACCGGTCAAGGCGTAGGATTGCTGGATAGATTCGGCTGGGATGAATTTGCCAATGGCATCCAGCACCGTGCCCCCCATCAGCGCATTGGTGCCGCTGTTGATGTCGATAAGATACGGCTTGGAAAGGTTTGCCATAATCTCTGAGCTGAGCCACAACTTGCTGTAACGCGTGACCTTGTTACGACGGGCATTGATGCCAAATGCACCTGTCGGGCCAAAGAAGTGCAGCGCCTCCGCAGGCGTACAGGTGGTGAGATCGATGTTTGCACCACCAGCACCGGCACCCAGGTTAATTTTGGTAGTGTTGCGGTGGTTCTTCATTCCCTGCGCCTTATAGCCATCAACCGAGATTGATGGGTCGCCGTTCAGGTAGAAGTTGACGCGGCGTTTATGGAATTTGCGCAGTTTGGCGGCCTGAGAATCCAGCATCAGATCAATGCCCACAGTATTCAGGCCAGCAGCATGTCGCCAATTGACGCCATAACCGGCAGTAAACACAGGGATCGGGTCACCATCGCTATCGTAATCTGTATGGTCGAACGAGTACGGAGCCTGACCATCGATGCTGACTGACACGTCATCAGCAATATCGCCGGTAACGTTATACAATTTTGCCGTTTTGCCGATTGGCAGGATGGTCTGCACGCTCATCAGGTCATTGATGATTTCCATACCAATTTCCTGATCGCGTAACTGGATAACCTGACGATCAAGCTCCGCCCAGAATTCGCGAGTAAAGCCGCCGATGGCGTTTGCCGCCAGCATTTCGGGCGTCATGCTCGAACGGTATGCATTCACCATCATGTCGTGATGCTGGTTCCAGATATTACGGTTTGCCCACAGCTCATTCCAGTGCCCCTGCAGGCGGCGATTTGTTGCCAGTGTTTGAGCGGTAAAATACATTTTTTTCTCCTGATTATGCGCCAGCGGCTACGGTGCCAACACGCATGCGCACACGAATGAAATCGGCATTACCGGTGGCAATTGTGGCCTCGTCCTGGCTGTAGCCGATCACCGCGTTAGTGTCAGCGGTTGCCGGTGTGAAATTGCCATTGGTGCCCAGCTTGATAGGGGTGTCTTTGGCGTATGTACCCGGCCCACAGAGCAGCGCGAGCTCGCGGCCCTCTTCCACATAATTGCCCACCGCTGAATCACCAGCAGGAACCGCGTCAGTAATTGAAAGCCCTTGGTGGTGTGCGACGTCAATGATGTAGATGCGGCCACGTAACGACGTAGCCTGCACAAATTCATCATCGGCGTTGATGACTGCGGCGCTGCCGGGCAGCAGGTCTTTAGCTACCACGCGGGTTTCAGTCTTATAGAGTGATTTCCCGTCGATATTGATGCGACGATAACGTGCCATTACGCAGCACCTCCGAAATATGCAGCAGGGTCTGGCGCGCCGGTAACTGGTGGGTTTTTAGCGCTGTTGGTTCCGAGGTGTGCAGCCTCACCCAGCTTGCTGAACATCTCTTTCAGCGGTTCGCCTGTCAGGGCATTGGCAATGATCTCACCATGAACGGCTGCCACCGCATCGCGCATGGTTTTCTCTTCGGCGCGGGCATTAGCGGTCAGGGTGTCAGATAGCGTCTTCTGGTTAGCCTGAATGCCCGCCAGCGCCTCTACGATGGGTTTCAGCGTGGTCTCGTTGTTCGCAGTGATAGCGCCGCTGACGATGTTGCCGATTTGCTCGACATCTTCTTTGGTTAAAGGCATATCGCCCTCCTTATGGTGGTTTGCTGCAGGACCATCCTGCGGTGTGAAAATTGATTTGAATTTGTTGGCTACGATTGCCACCCAAGACTCCTGGCGGGCCACCTTTGAGCCGGTATCTTCAAACGTGATTTTTCCGCCCTCATTGGTGTAGCCGTAAACCTGCGCGTCACTCCCATTACGGATGACGATGGCCTGCGAGTCGGTGAAATCGGCAATCCAGGCATAATCATCCGGGCCGGTCACAAATTTGTCGCGGGCAGCCTGCTCCAGGCGTCGTTCGCGTTCGCGGTAACTCTCCCCCACCAGCACGCCGGAATTAGGTTTGAGCGTCCTGGCCTGATCGGCGTTGACCATCAGACCTACGCCCTGCTCTGGCTGAGCTGCGCCAACCTCATGCAGCAGGATGGCGTCATGATCCATGGCATTGATTTTCGCCACCCACTCGATGCCCTGGGCTTTCTGCTCTGCGCTGGCCTCCAGCTGGTCGAGAAACACGGCAACGCTGGTATGGATTGGCGGTACATCCTCACCGCGCTCAATGGCTGCTACGCGCTCCAGCAACTCGCGCCCACCCTCGCTCTGACTGGCAACGGTGGTATCGACCCATTTCTCTGCATAAATGCGGTTGCCAGACTTCCTCACGTTGCGATTCCACGCACCGATGTGACCGACATTGATGCCCTCTGGTGAGAACGCAGAGACAAACTGGCCGTTAACGGTCGGATGACCGAGGGGTGCCAGAGTGCCCTCCAGCCCCTGATAATGAGCGTCAATTTCTGAGGCCGGATACAGGCCGCCGTTCATCACAACGTTTGCCGGTAGCGTGTAGCTCGGCAGCACCAGATGCGGGCGACCATTGTGCGTTTCGCGGCGAATAGACTGATTGTTCACCCTGGTGGTGACGTTAATCTGCATAGGCATGGTTATGTCTCAGTTAGGCTGCGTGCTGGTGGCCGCAGCAGTGATGTGAATGGTTGGCGGCGAGTGCCATGTATCTTTTGTATTCCCCCTGGGCCATCTCAATAATTTTTGAGTTAAGCGGATTGCCCTTAGCGTCCACCAGCACTTCAACCTGAGAGCATTTGCAGTTGATCGCATTGGCTCCGATGGCATACCACCGCCTGACCTCCTCAATCGTGTAAATGTGAGCATGTCGGATGGCATGCGACTGTCGCGTTGTGGGGCTGAGTGCTGAGTAATGCAATAACCGGATATTCAGGCCCAAATCTCGCGTGGCCTCGTCAGCCTCATCCCAGCGGGCACGCCGCAGTGCGGTAGTCAGCTCCGTTCTGGCGATGGTTTTGGCACGACGCGTTTCAATGCCAACCTGAGCGGTAAGGTTTTTAGCCACCACTGAGGGGTGAAGCCCGCGTCCAATGCCTTCAGTTAGCACCCGCGCCATGTTGCGTTTAACTTCCGCTGATAACCCTTTCATCTCCTCAAAAACGCGCGTGTAAACCAGCGTCATTCGTCGCTGATAGGGTTCACTCATGAGCAGGGACTGGAGGGACTGCCTGTCAGCCAGGTAGGTTGCTGACTGCTGGGACAGGTTGGCAAATGTCTGGGCGGTCCCGCGTACTACGGCAACTTCAACGTAATTTTCACCGAACCAGTTGTTGTTCTGGTCTCCCTCCACCAGCACGGCCTCGGTGAGAATGCTGGCGTCGTTGAGAACCATGCTCAGCAGAAACGGATCGAGCTGGTATTCATAGCGGGCGTTAATGGCGAGGGATGCCGGGAATCGCTCAAGGGCGTCTTTATAAATTTTTCCGACCTTCTTGATGCGTCTGGCGAAATCTTTCATCGCCTTGCGCTCTAACTTATCAATGCCGGTCGGGTCTGTTTTGTTGCTGGGCAGGATTGCTGACTTGGGTTTTTTACTCCTCTTCATCATCGTCATCCTCCGGCAGCGGTTCACCCCCGCCAGGCTCATAGCCTGCCGCAACACGGATTTCATCAACCGTGAACACCTGCTCCCCAGATGCGAGAGCGGTCTGGTTGATGCTGCTCATTTTGCTGGCGCTGTCGAGTTTGTCAGAGGGTGATTGCTCGTTTAACTCATCCCAGACGATGCTGAATTTCGCCACCGGTTTGATGATTTGCAGCTGAATGAGCTTATCGACCATATCCTCAATATCGAACGACAGATCACCCCGGCGTGACTGGCAGCGACCGTTAAAATAAATCTGGTCCTCAGTGCTGGCCCGCTCACCTGACTGGTTGCCAACGATGATGCGTGAAGGAATATCAACCGAGGCGCAAAACGTTTTCAGGTTCACCTCATAGGTGGGTTCGGGGTCAGAGACGGCATTAACCATCGATGTGACCTGTGCGCCCTGAGTAATCAGTAGCGTGTCATTACCACGATTTAGTTCGCGTGCGGCTTCGTTAAAACGCTCCTGCAGTTCATCCACAGTGACGCCATACAATGAGGCCAGATTTTTGAAATCGACCTCCTTGTCGAAGTTGATGCTCTGCTG